TCAGTCATGTTTTATCCTTTATTAGTCTTTTTTAGGCGGTGGGAGTTTCTGCAAAGTCTTGATTGTCTTCGCTCGCATACGCTTAATCCAATCATCCAAAACCCGATGACCAGAATCCATGTCGCCATCACCTGCCCAAGCAACCTCATGTGGAGCCAGGACATATTCGCCGCCAGCAGCGACAATGGGGACGGCTCCTCCATCATTTTGACCACCAGCGGCACGGTGCGGCATTACAGCCCCATATGGACCGCTAGACTGACCATACGGCATAGAACCGCCGCCATATGGCATCCCGCCAAAGATGCGCTTTACCTGCTTAAAACCAGCCATAGTGTTCCCCTCGCCCATCGCACTGACGATGTCGGCGGGGATGACGTATGATCCTGACGGAACATGCATCGGCAGGTGATCGGTGCGACCGGCCACACTGCTATGGATCGGCCCTGTATGCAGGTGAGGAGACATCTTAGGATTGAAGCCGACCGTGGAAGTCGTGGTGGTTAGTTCGCCGCCACCTGCTTTCGCAGTTCGTTCGGGTGAATACGTTCCAGGCAAGTCCTGAGGATAAGAAACATCCTTTGGGTCAGCAGGCGTTACATGAGAACCGTTTGGAACAACCGCAGATATTGATCCATAATCCTCTCCTTCATTTTTGTAAAAATATCCATTTTTGGCATTCCCCTTCTTTAAGGCAGCGGACATATATCCATTCGCTTTCCAATCATTATAAGGATTTGCTGTCGAATTTGTCATGCCACCAGTAATGCGGAATGGCTTTATAGATGGCTTGCTATTGTAAGGAACGCTATCTCCATTGGAATATTTTAGCGTGTGTGGGTGTTGATCTGGATAATAATCTTCGTCAGGAGCATGCACATTGTGTCCAGTAATATTGTAAGGCCCTCTTTTGTTTAGCGTGTTTTGTCCAGCAAGAAGTGTTTTGCCGTATTCACGAGAGCCATCCCAATGTCCTTCAGCCGGGAAACCGATTTGAGCATGCAGGGCATCTTCGGCTGCTGCACGAGTCCCTAAATGCAACCCGGTTTTACCTCCCCGCATATCTCCGCTCACGCTGCCATGCCACCAAATGTTGTTATTTTCTTTATTCCTTCCCCCATAAGCCCGAACATTCCTGGCAACATTCAGGGCGGCGGCAATACTTTGATCGGTTGGATGCCCCGCATGCACCATTTCGCTGATGTTGTGGCTGATCGTCGCCTGCGACTTACCCTTCGTGAGCGGCATTCAGTCCTCCATTCAAGAATAGCTGATGGCGGCGGTCATGCCGGTCCCGGTATTCACTACAATACCATATGCAACAGGGAAATTGAGAGTAAAAACGCCGACAGTATTTGGAATTGTCGCAATCGCTCTTGCTGATGTCGCCGTTGCCGTAGTCGATGCATCATAAATTGTTCCCGTGGACGATCCAGCCACAATAATACTCACAACACAAACGCGGCCAGGAACGGCAGATACAAGCTTTGTTGTGGCACCAGCAAGTGAAAGAGAGTTACGCGCACCAGCTAAATTAATAGTCGTCTGCGATTCACTGTTGAGTGCAGTTACTACGTTCTTTGTGGCTGTAAGTAAATCGTCTAAGGATGCCATTTAATACTTTCCGTCTGCTTGGAAACGATATCGGATATTGCCAATACGCCAGAAGCTACCGACGTCATTACTTCCTACATTTATCGACACAAGGCGACCACGAAGCCTTGGAGAGATAAACGTGGTGCTTTGCGTCAATGTGAACGGGCCGTAGGATATGGGTGTCTGGCCGGCATAGTCATCGGTGTAGAACGTCATATTCAACTGCGCGCTCTGGGTGCCGTTATAGTAGCCCCACTTGGCGTCTGGCCACACTTGGTCGATGAAAGCCTTGTTGTCGGCTTCATTGATGACGAAATAGCCAGTCTGGAAAAACGAGTTCATCGCGCTGCCATCGGCGTCGGTAGACGTCTCGTGCTGATAGATATAGCGGCTTACGGGGTCGGCACCGATAGGCGGGCCGAAGATGGATTCATTAATCCAGGCAGATCGGCCAAGGGAGCCGTAATCCCATTGCCCTATGACTGTGTTATACTTGACGTAGGCAGCCACTTCGCCATTGCTGGTGGTGGTTGGATAATACCAAGCAACCTCATTGAAGCGGGAATTGACAGCCACCCTGATCTTGTTGACGTTCGACATGTCGATTTGCTGGAAGATCACGTCCCAGATGGGACATGGGATGGGCTGAACGCCAGAACCGGACAGCGAAAAGAACTGGCTCTGGCCCATCCAATAGACGACGCCATTGAACGATCCGGCAGCCTTTCGACCGATCATGCCGCAACCGGCAGCAATCTCGTTGAAGCTATAGATATAGGGTTGGCCGATATACTGCATCGACCACACGGCAAGGTCAGTCCACACCAGACCCTGCTGCGGACCTTGGATGCATCCAACGATCCTTGATCCTTTTGGGATACGGAATGAACCAGCCTGATTGGTGCTTTGGGCGATCCATACGCCATAGTTTTGGACATCACACCAGCGGATCGAGAGGGGATCGGCAATGCCGGTGAAGGTGGAACCCCAGGCAATGATCTGGCGCTGCGGCATAGCCACGAACATGCCATCATTGACAGGCGGTGCCTGGGGGATAACCGTGGCAATCGGCTGCCCTGACGTCGGATCGTATTGGAAGATCGGGCCGGATGCTGGGTCGATGGATTGGATAAGCGCCGCTGACGTTTGTGCGCCGGTTGCTGTGCCGGCGAAGGAGATCGTCCCAGGCCCAGACGCAGTAACCACGTATGTGCCATTGTAGGCGCTAGGAGAGGCACCAGAGAGCGTTACCGTGTTGCCGACGGGTATGACGTAGGTGCCAGGGAATGTGGCCGTCACGACCGTTCCTGTGCCACTCAGCGTCAGGCTGTTAAAGTCTACATCAAACTCTGGCACCGGGCATGCGACAAGGATTTCGCCCCAGTTGTCCAGGGTCCAATCATTTGTATAAACAGGCACACCCGTAGTCGGAACGATGGCGGCACCCGTGCCATATCCACCAGAGCCATATCCGCCAATGCCGTATCCAGTCCCAGCAGGGACCGTCCCAAAGCCAATGTAATATACAAAGTTGGCGTTACCGCCATTCATAAATGCAGAAGCGGATGACGTAGCAGTATTACTTGCCTGTATTGTGAATGTATTTGCAGTCGGGACACTAAGTATTGAATAGTCGCTGTAAAATACAATTCCGCCAACGCTGACGGGGATATTTACTGCAAAACTACTTCCTACAGAATACCCGTGATTGGCTAAAGTTACGGTCGCTAGACCGGTCCCGGATACCGTGGTGAATTGCGGCGTGGCACCGCCCGAAGTCACAGTCGATGTGGCAGCCAGGGGGTTGCCGAATAAGTCAACGGCGTTGATGGTGTATGTCGTCCCGCTAACAACCGTCACGGGATAAAACCCGAACAGGACTAAGCCGCCGACACTGATCTGTGTCGAAATAAACACCGAATCATAGCTTGTCGTGGTGATGCCGGCGTCAATGATGGTGACGACATTGCTGCCGGTCACGGTGGAGAAGTTGACAGCGGGGTTCGTCGTGATCGTGCGCGGCGTGATATCAACCAAGTTGCCGTTGGTGATGACGGCAAGCTGGGCCTGATAGGAGGATGCTGTGGCCTCATTGCCGACAGCTAAATGCTGATTAGCGTTGGTGTCTTCCCATGCCCATAGGGCGCGGGTGATGGTCTGCATGGCGGTTGGAAAAAATTTGTTCCAGCCTCCTAACTTTTGAACAAGACCCAGGCCGGTGCGATCAGGCATAAACCGGACGAGGTTGCAGGAAGAAATAGCCGCCTCGTTAAGGGCGGGTGTCTTGTTTACGTCAACGCCTGGGATGAGTTTAAGCGAGGCATGTGCCACGATTTACCCCCTGGTCGGCGTTGCGACAGGCGAAATAGAACTAGATGACCAAGCAGCAGCCTCGAATTTCTTGCGATATTCTTCGCCCTGAGCTCCCTTCAGAAGGGTTTGGTATTGCGCTTCGTATGTCGGACCCATTTGCGGATCGTTCGAAGCCGGGCCGAAGTTGCGCTGGAACTGGCTGATATAAATCATAGACGCCTGGAGTAGCATATCAGGTAGATACGTGCTGATAAACGTCGTTCCGGTGTTCGCCAGGGCCGTCGTGGCGTTGACGGCAAGGGTCTGCATGCGGACCAATCCAGTCAGCGTCACCGGATACGCTTGGTCTGGGTATGGGCCTACGATGTAAATCTGTGACGTGTTGCCGTATGTGGCTGCGTCGCCGCCGTATGGCGCGAAGTATGCCGGCATCGCCGTGTATGCAGTATCCCCGTAGACATTTTGCAGAACTTGCTTAGAAACGGGCAGTAAGGGATAGGTTGCGCCACCAGAAACAATAGAAATGGTCTGCAAGGTGACGAAATCGTTGATACTCAAGGTCAGCAAATTGCTGCCGGCAGTCAGTGTGTAGCTAGTGTTGCTCGAAATGGCTGGGAAAAGGTCTAAATCACGCTGAATGCGCAATTCGGCATAGTTCAGCATCTGCGGGATAATGGCGTTAAACGCAGCATCGACACCAACAACAACACCGCTCGACGTCGTCGTGTTCACAATGGCCATCGTCGCCACCTGGGTGACGTAGCCGTTGTAAGTCAGCGGTGTCGTGGCCGGAGAAGTGGTCATTTATCGGCCTTGTTATCCAGTTTGTCGAAAATCTTTTCGAACATACTGCGGATTTCCCGCATTGTATCATTGAAGTCTGCTTTTGCCACGTAACTTGTTGGCAATGATACTTCGATTTTTCTGATGTCTGCTTGTAGGTCTTTGACGGATTGATAGAGTTGACGTGCAAACCATCCAATGACAGCCAAGATGGCTCCCCCGACTAGGTTAATGGTGGCTTGCACGTCCATTTTGGCCTCTTAGGCGGCAGGGGTTTCGGATGCCGGTGCAGCAGGTGCATCGGCGGTGACGGTCGATTGCGGCGCTTCCGGCGTCACGCCCATCTGCGCTTCCGCCATGCTCTTGATCTTGACGATCAGATTGGCGACTTCCTTGAACGGGCGTTCGGCCAGCGCGATCAGAATGGCGTTCAGTTCTTCGACCGTGTGTTCGATGGTAACGATGATTGACATATTATTCTCCGGTTAAGTGTTTGGTGCCGGTGCGGCAGGGACTGTATCGCCAATATTAAGCCCGTTGGCAATGATTACTGTGCATCCAGCCGGCGGCGTCCAAGACGATTGACCATCCCAAAGAATCAAGTTTACGACCACGCCGTCCTGCACGACGCCAGGGGCGGTCCAGATGGCTACGTGTCCTGGGGTGATCGGGCCGGTTTGTTCGACGCTCATGAGTTATGCCCAGGGAGGAG